CCCGTCGTATTACAAAAATATCCTTTACCCGATGCTGCTGTAAATCCTGTTGTTTGAACAGTTGATTGCCAATCAATACCTGATGTTACTAATGTTGTAACATCCACCCATCCTAAATTTTTACTCCCATCAGTTTTTAAAGCATTATTAGCTGATCCATCTGCATCAGGCAAAATAAAAGTTGTATCCGTAGAAACTGTTGCTGGGGCTTTTAAACCTATATAATTTGAGTTATCTGAATCAAATAACTTTACTTCACCTTGACTATTAATTTTTATTTCAGACATAAATGTTTTTTACCATATTAATTTTGATACTTATAGCGAATAATAACAATACCTGAGCCACCATTAGCTCCTACTGAACTACCACTAATTCCAGGTCCTCTGCCGCCGCCCCCACCGCCGCCACCAGTGTTACAAGTTCCAGCAGTTGATCCCGTACTATTCACAGATCCAGCTCCACCACCACCTGAACCTCCTGTTCCTGCAGGGTGTGAACGAAAAGGATTATTTGTTCCACCACCTCCTCCACCACCAGCTCTTGTTACTGGAGAAGCATTTATTGAACTCGTTACTCCATCGCCTCCATTACCACCTTGACCAGGACTACTACCAGCACCACCTGCAGCTCCTGCTCCGCCACCACCAGCGCCACCTCTTCCTCCAGTTCCAGTGCCACCATCTTGTCCTTGAGGAGGACTAACGGGAGGTGTGTTACCTAAACCTTGAGTGCATGCTCCTGGATTATTTTGATAAGTTGCCCCACCACCACCTGAACCACCACTTATAGCTGTTACAGGAGAACCACATGGAGCTTGAAATCCTCCGCCACCGCCACCACCTGCCGATGTTATTGTTGAAAAAGTTGAAACTTGTCCTTGAGTTCCTGCTGCACTACTCCCTGTTCCACTTCCTCCACCACCAACTGTTATTGGATATCCTGTTGCTGAAACTGGTAAACCATCAGGGGCGGCTAAAGGAGAAGCACTATAAGAATCAAATGCTGGAGCTTTACCTTCTCTATATCCTCCTGCACCTCCAGCGGATACAGCAGAATCGTTTGTTCCGCCAGGATTACTTCCACCTGCACCTCCACCTCCCGCTACTACTACATAACTTACTTTATTTGAACCAGCAGCATTACCGGCACATGACACAGTAAATGTTCCATCAGCTAAAAAAGTATGAATTTTATAATCACCAGAAGTTGTTATAGTTCCACCAGTTGCTGTAACATATAGTTTGTTTTCTAAATCACTTACATTATTCTCTACTAAATATAACCAACCTTTTGTTGCATCTATAAATTGTAAAACTACTGATGCTCTGTCGGTTGATATAATTGAATCAGTTGCAGCAGCTTGAATATTAGATCCATTTCTACCTATTGTTAATTTGTTTGATCCAAAAGTAGCAGCATAATCTTTAAATGCCACAAAATCATTTGCACTAGGGGAAGAAGGTAAGGTAGCAGTAATTGTACCTGATGTTGTATTAACAAAATATCCTTTTCCTGCAACCGCTGTAAAATCACCTGTTTTAATATCTCCTGTTTGCCAATCAATATCTGATATAACTAAAGTATTAATATCTGTAAAAGATAATGTGCCTGAAGCATTAGTCGTAATTATTTCATTGGCCGAACCATCAGCATTAGGAACAATAAAATCTTGATTTTCTGAAACAGTAGAAGGAGATTGTAAAGAAACAGAATTAGAATTGTCGGAATCTTTTACTGTAAGTTTTCCTTGTTCACGAACACGTAAATTTGCCATATCATTAGTTTTGATATTTGTATCGGACTACAACAATCCCTGATCCACCGGCACCACCTGTTCCATCATCAGCACCACCACCTCCACCACCAGTATTAGCAGTTCCTGCGGCGGCTGTTCCTGGACTACATTGTCCAATTGCACCACCACCGGCACCACCTTGACCAGCATTAGCTGAAGGACCACCTTGTACTGATCCACCGCCTCCACCAGCATATGTAACTGATGATCCTGTAATTGTTGTTGCAGTTCCATCGCCCCCTGGTCCACCTTTTTGACCTGGAGCAGGAGCGGAGCCTGCTTGTGAATGACCACCACCACCAGCAACACCGTATGATACTGGTCCTAAAGACGAATTAGGAAAAGCTGTTCCTCCTGGTTGACCTTGAGGTGGACTTACTGATGGAATATTTCCTGCTCCACCAGCACCTCCCCCACCTGGACTTGGTGTATTATATCCCGTTCCTCCACCAGAACCTCCATCTAAAGCTGGTCCATAATCTTGTGTACTTGCAGTTGCACCTTTTCCTCCCCCAGCAGAAGTAACAGAAAAACCAGAACTTATGGCACCTGCTGCTCCACCAGCACCACCTCCACCTACTACAATCGCATAAGCGCCAGGAGAAGCAGAAACGGGAGTTCCACCAGTGGCAGGGTTAGGATAACTTTGTCTAAATCCACCTGCACCAGCACCACCACCATTATCTCCACCGCCGCCGCCACCGCCACCAGCGACAATAAGATAATCTATAGTGTTAGATCCCGCAGCATTACCTGCACAAGTTACAGTAAATGTTCCATCACCTAAAAATGAATGAATTTTATAATCTCCTGATGTAGTTATGGTACCACCCGTCGCTGTGACATAAGATGTTTGGCTTACGCCTTGGTCAGCCACAGATGTAACTAACCATCCTTGAGTAGAATCAACATATAATAAATCTACTGCTTCTCTTTCTCTAGATAATGTTGCATCGGCAGTATCACCTTGAATTTTTTCTGATCCATTTGCCGCAAGGGTAACATTATTTGTGTCCCATGTTCCAGCGTAATCAACTAATCCAATTTGATTTCCCGCAGTTCCTGCGGGTAAATTAACTGTAACTGCTCCTCCTGTTGTATTTACAATATACCCTTTCCCAGCTACTGCTGTAAAAGTACTTGTTTTAATATCACTTGTTTGCCAATCAATTGCTCCAAAACCTGTTGCTGTTCCTGTACTAGCATTTATTGTTCCTGCTATAGTTAAAGTTGCCCCTGATGGAAGGGTAATTGTATCCCCTGACGCACCAACTTGTAAAGCTGTGCCAGACTGTGGCTCAATCTTATCTGTTTTTAAAGTATTATTTACACCATCTAATTCTATTGTCATATTATTACCAAATTACCTGTGATTGTTTGAGTACCTGTAATTGTTACAGGACCCGCTAACACACCCGAATCTATTGTTTGATCGTCACTTAAAGTAGAACTATGTGTTGTTACATATGCCGTAGCATCCATGCTAGGAGAAGGCGCACGTTTTGCTGGATATGTACAAAAAACATCTTTCGTACCTGCTGAAAAATCTACTTTAGAATCACTATTAGTGCTTTCTAACACAGTATCTCTTGATAAAGTGTCAGTACTAGCATCCGTAACTGTTCCTATACCGACTTCATATTCGGTGCCTGATTGAGCAACAATACAATAATACGTTGTATTAGTTGTGCCAATACCCGCAACAAAAGTTTGAAATCCTGTACTTGCTCCAGCAAGGTCTATGGTTCCAGTTCCTGTTGTTGTCGTGGTTTCCTTAACACGATCATTGATAATCAATGCCATGTTAAACTCCTACGATAATCTCAGTATAGCTGTACTTGTACCTGGTGCTGGAAATTGAACAGTAAATGTACCGTTGGTTGCTGTAAAATCAGAACCAAAAGCTAAAATACAAACTGCATCTGTTGTACCTGAACCACCATCTGTTGTTGTATTATAGATCATAGCACCGTTTGCTGTAAAACTTGCTGATGTCCATTGAGGATCAGTAGACCAGTCAACATATGCTGTTGATGCTGAAGTACTGCCTGTTACAGATTGATTGGTTAAAGTTAAGCCTCCTGCTGTATAAGCAGAGCCAGACGTGTTTGTTATTTCATTAGTTGTTGAATAATCCTCTGTAGATGCTCCTAAAGTTGCACTTGATGTAAATAAAGCAATTTTAAAAGTACTACCACCATTTGCAAAATCATGAAATCCTTTTAAAAGATCTCTCTTAAAAGTATTACATACTGCTTGTGTTATAGCCATTTTAATCTCCTATGGGTTTTGCGAAGGCAAAGGTAAACGAATAACACCATCTTGATATTCATCTCTTCGTCTTCTTCCTTGTTGTTCTATTGCAAGTCTTTGTACAGCCTCTTGATAGCTTTTTTCGTACTGTGCAAGCAAATCATATGGTCCTTTTAGAAACTTAAATGCTTCTATAAGACAAGCATATAATAATACTTGTGGCGCATTATTACTAACCCAACTTGTTGTGTTAGTTGCGGAAAGCCCTGTCTCATTACGATTCAAAGCTAATTCTATGTTA